ATGCGCGACTTTCCGCCACTTCAATGCGCCCGGTGTGGTATGGCTTGAGCAGCTCGGCCACGAATAAATCGGCCTCAGTGGCTGCCATGGGCACGCCTGCCAATTGGCGCGACTGCACCAAAAAGCGCTCCCAGCTATTGGCGACAATGCCCAATTGGAGCCGCACCGCCTCAGGGTCGAAGCGCTCCGAATGCAACACCCGGACCGCCGAATCATTGGTACCTAGTGCGGCCGTGATGGTGTTATTGCACACAACGCGAATGGTGGTAAATTTCGCCACTGTCGCCATGGTCCCATCGTATGACGTGCCCAGCAATAAATAAGGCTTGACGGTGTCGCCTTGCACCACGTCCGCGCCTTCGCCCACCGATGCCAGGGCCCAAACCCGGCGGCCATAGCTGAGCGCTCCGGCCGTTTCCAATTGAAACCCGCCGAGCTCTACCAAGCGCTCAAAAAACCCCATTACTTCCGAGGGCTGCACCACCCGGTAGCCGTCCGAAACTACGGCCAAGGGTGCCCCGGTGTCGCTGCGGTGTAGGACTTTCCGGGCGGGCCATGCTTGCGGTGCGGTGGCTGCTGGGGTGTTATACAAAACCGGGCTTTCCAAAACGGTGTATGCCAAACCCGCCTCGCGGGTCCATTCGGCGATTGTCGCCCCGGGTGTCAGTGCCTGCCCCAAACCATGCCAAGGGGTGCGCCCTACAAATGCCATTGCAGCGGTGCCGGTGGTGGTGTCGATCATGTGAGCCATTTCGCTATCCTTTCTGAGTTGATCCCGGCAGCCGCCCGGCTGCTGGTGCTTTGAATTCTATGCCCTTGTGCGGCATTGTCTAATTGTATTTCGCTATCGTGGTTTCAATCCCCATAGTTATCAAAAAACCAATGTAAAAGAAGAAATATTCCCACCGCCACAAATACCAATATCATGCCGCCCCCTCTCGGCCAATATCCCCGGCCACATGATGGCGCAGCATTGAGCCCGAAGGCAGCGAGCGAGCAAACGACACCAAGGCGGCCGCATCATTGGGTGAACCCATTTTTTTGGTGCCATGCCAAGCGATGGCGGCAGGCCCCCCGGCAGCATAGCAGCCGCCTTTCCCGGTGCCCACTTTTTTGGCCCCGCTCCCATGGGCCACAAATACCACCACGTCCCGGCGGCCGGGTCGGGCACAAATGGGCGAACCATTGCCACATTGTGCGCACGTGAAATTCTCGGCCAGCTCGGCAGGGCAGCGGTGGAACCGGACCCCTTCAACCACTCGGGGCCACGTGTCGGCCGTGTCGGCAGCGGCGGCCAATACGGCAGGGCGGCCGATTTTCACGGCGGCGATGGCCTCGGCCACATTGTCCGCGCTCGCATTGATCACAGTCTGCCCGGGTTTCGCAATTGGCAGCATGGCGGCCGCAAAGTGCGAATAAGTCCAAGCGAGCCCACGGCGTGGCACCGCATCGAGCAAGGCATTTAAATAATCGAAGTCCACCGCCGCCGAACCGGTCTCACTTTTTGGGTGTAGTCCGCACGTTTTGGGGCAGGTACCGTAAGTCTCATGGGTGCCGCTCCGATAAGTGGCAGCAATTGGGCCCAGTTTACGATTCGATGAAATTGCAATAGTACGCAGCATAACTCTATCCTTTCTGTTGTTGGAGCCGTTATTTTATGGACAGCGTGGGGACCATGTCGAATTGATTTTTTATATATTCGAGCCGTTCCGATAGCTTGGCTTTATTGATCGGTTCGACAATAAAAAGCCCGTCAAATTTAAATCTGCCCCATTCGATGGCATCGCGTTTGCGTTTGAAGATGTGCGAGGGGCCGCCAATATTTGCATGGACCCAATACACGAAGCGAGGTTTCGGCATAACTCTATCCTTTCTGAAGTTGAGCCCACATCATAGGCCAATGTGCCGCCCTTGTCTAATTGTATTTCGCTATCGGTTTCACGTTTCCAATAGTACGGCGGCAAGCTCCGGCCAAGGCATGCCCCGCGAAGGCCAGTCACGCAGGGCAGGCAGCCGAAGCCCCTGTTCAGCGAGGGCAATCGCATCACGCCCATGGTACAAATAAACCCGGCCCGGTTTGGCAATCGTGCCTTTGTAACTGACAAGCACAAAGCAAGGCCGCCCCTGCGCAGCATGCCTCGCCATAAAAGCAATTTGATGGGGTCGAAGCGCCACCTTTAAGCCGCGCTCCACCACTTTCAGCTCCACGCACACCCACCGCGAACCCACGCCGACAAGGCAATCAGCAATGCCCAGGTTGACGCGATTTTCGATTCGCTCGATATCCGCCCCGCAGCCTCGCAAGCCCTCGCGAACGCGAGCCGCAAACGCTGCCTCAGGTTTCATCATCGGGTCCCAAATCGTTATCCCGTTCAAAGATATCGGGGGGAGGTTCTGCCACGGGCATAACAAATGCCGGGTCTTTTTCTCGTTCGACACTTTCGATCACTTTCCCGCTCTCGGCATCGATCAAAGCAGTCGGGGGTGGCCCCCCGTAAAGTTGGCGCAGTTCATCGAGCTTTTTCTGCACTTCCTCTTTGCTCATGCTGTCGATCGTGCCGTGGCGTATTTCTTTACGGTCAACGTAGATGGTCCCCAGCGCCTGCCCTCGCCGATATTCGGCCTGCACAGCAGCAGCGAAAGCTCCCGCCTCCAAGGCTTTGTCGCGAATGAGCTGCAAGTCGCGCATGTGCCGCTCGTAGGAGGTGTTGTATTTCGAATTGAGCTCTGCCCGATAGGCTTGGATCGCGGCCACCACGTGGGGGTTGATCGCAGGGTTGGTGAGCTTCCAGGCCATCACCGAGGCCGAGCCCTCTTTGTATCCGGCACGCATGGCCGCCTCTTTCATGGTCACCCGGCCGTCCCCGCTCACAAGCTCGGTCACAAACTTCCATTCCTTGGCGTTCAGGACCCTGCGCTGCTGCCGCAAAGGGACCACCTCGCTGTTCATGCGCTTGCGTGCCTTGTCCCCCATCACAGGAGGCACGTTCCAGACATCCTTGCGGGTCATCAGCGAGTTCTCCACAAGCGCCAGCCGTCAGAGACCCTGCGCAAGGAAAACTGCCATTTGGGGGCATGCATGCGCACAAAGCGCAGCGAGGCCACCCGGGCACTCTCCGCCTGCTTTTTGTCCGTGAACAAGATGCTGTCGCCTTCCTCCATGTCCCTAAACGGGTACTTCGTTCGGTCCTCGGGCATGGCGATTCCCGTGTCGATCTGTATCATGCTTACCCTCTGTAACTTATGCTCCAAGTGTAAAAGACAGGTATCATTCGTGTCAATGGAAAACGGCCCATCAGGGGCATCAATCCCAATTCACTACCAAAGGCGTTTCCTATAGAGCCTGGGGAGGAAGAGATGAAAAAAAAATTCGTCCACAAAATTTCGTAGGGACATCCCAGAGATTACGCCTCTTTTTTAAGCAGCAATGTAGTGTAATGCCCTGAAACCCGCATGTAGACTCACTTATTACGGCATTACGTCTATTACGGCTATCCCCACGAAAAAAATTAAAAAACTACCTCTTCCTCCCCAGACTCTATATAGGTCTCCAAAATAGCATAACAAACCCCTGTCTACCCCCCTGTTTGGTTATATAGACGCTCCAGGCATAGGGAAACTACCTATGTTTTTCTATACTTTTCGCACGCCGAAGTATTGACACGTACGCCAAAGTGTCTTAAACTAATCCCCGGAACAACAGTTATCCACAGAAAGGAGAGTTATTTTATGCGTAAAGTTACCCCACAAGAGGCTAAAGATCAGGAACGGATCGTGGCCGGGGCCAAGTACCTTGCCACTCGTTGCCAGGAAGATTTTGACCACCCAATCGATGCCCTGCTGTCCATGGTCCTCGCAATTTCAGCCTTTGCCTACGGTCTAGGCATGCCCTTGGACGAACTCCAAGAAGGGATTGCCCTGTCCTATTCAGACATGGAAAATGCTTCTTCGGAGGTAAAAAAGCATGCACATTGACAACACGGTCCCCGGTCCCCGGTCCATTCCCTACGACACAGGCAAGGTGAAGATCGGCCTGTTGTACCAACCCCCAATGCGGGACATCCTGACCCCTGATGCGGAGATGCTGCAAGAGGCTTTGTTGGCCGATCGGTACCCGATGGCTGCCAAGTCGATGTGGG